ATTTTTTCGCCACTACCAGCAGCGATCCTTTTTCGTTTAGCATGAATGTTGGCATAGAGCCCACGTTTTGCAGCCATAATTAACACTTCCAGCGTCGTAGGGCAAGAGCCTTCCTAGTTGGACGACCCTTTGAATCTTTCATTGGACCTTTGTTGCCCTTCATTCGGGCACAGAAGGAGCGCTTACGCGGACCTCCTCCTGGTTGTGGAGCCTTCAGTTTAGACCCGGTAGCTCGATTATACTTGGCTCGACCTTTAGCTGTCAAGCCGCCTTTCTTACTTTTTTCACCGCGCCCAATAGATAGGCTCACACTTTTAGACATTACTTTTTCTTAGGAGGACGACCTTTTTTGGTGCCGTATGTACCTTTACCTTGTGGCATGATTACGAGAGGGTAGTGACCGACATGTCGTCGGATTCTTCTTCTTTTTTCTTAGCAGGTGCTTTCTTAGCTTCCGTCTTGGGCTCAGCAGGACGCTGGGCTTCTTCGTAGGGTCGTACAGTCATTACCAAATACCGGGGATGATTTGTCCAGTGAGTGCATAAGCACCCAAAGCAGCCATGACGCCAAGCATAGCGACACGACCATTAAGCTTTTCAGCTTTTTCATTGTGAGTTTCAGTCACTTCCATGATAGTCATAGGTGGTTCTTTTGCGTAGAGGTTCAATCGACCCCTGTCTTCAGTTACAGCAGTCATCGGAATGTTACGTCAGAGCGTTCAAGTTTTTCAAGAACATCGTTACGGTAGGCAGAGTCACGGTCATAACGTGGATCAGCAATAGCGTCAACCACTTCCTGTTGACTGCGGAAGACATCGCCTTTACCGGAGTCAGCAGACTTGCCGCTAAGCATCCTGCCTTCGTAACCATTGTCAGTGTCGTACTGAGCTTTGAGACCGTTAACCATTAGCGAAATAGCTTCCATGTTACCGGCTGCAATGATAGAGTCGTAGGCTTCGAGCTGCGCTTCAGTCAAAGACTTGCCAGCCCACTCTACAACTTTATCATACTCAGCTTCGCCACCTACAAGGTTCTTGATTTGATTAACTTCAGCGTCTGTAAGGTCAGGAGCTTCCTCCTGTGCCGGTTCTGGAGCATTCTGCTGCATCTCCATGTACGCTTGGACAAGATCTTGGCTGCTCATCTCAGTGAACTTAGCCATAGTCTCCTCCGAAAGCTCGCCTTTGTCTGCATATTCTGCAGACGCATCAGTGATCAAGCTTTGTGCAGGTGAAGTTTCAGGAGCTTCTTCAGTAGTTTCCTCTGCAGACTCTCCTTCTTCACCTTGTGTTTCGTTACCGTCAGACTCTCCAAGTTTCTTTTGAAGTTCTACATAAGCTTTCTCAAGTTCTTCTGCTGACTTGTATTTACCAGCTAGCAGTTGGTCTTGCTCTTCTCGTAGAGCCTTTCCAACCTCAAGAGAGTCTTGTTCTTCTTCAGAAAGAACTGAAGTGTCTGGGGTGTTGTCGTAACTAAGGGTTTCAGCCATTATTCGGTGGTGGGTTCTTCTTCAGTTGGCATCATAGCTTGTTCAGCCATGGGTGTTTTAGCAAGCTGACCTGCCTGTCCTACAAGGGACTGACCAATCTGTTCTTGCTGTGCCTGTTGCGCTTCTTCTGCAAGCTGTTCATCAGACTTGATAAGATTCAACGCATCGATACCTTGAGCTGCAGCAAGTCGTTTGATAACTTCACTTGGATTGATGTACTTCATCAATGCTTCAGGTCCGAGTGTTTGTGCAATCGTACCCATAAAGTTAGCAAGACTCTCACGGTCCTGACCACGACCCAGTGCATTGACACCGGCTACGATCTGTGGACGTACAAACTCTTTAGGAATCTTAGGCAGTTGTCCATTACGCTGCAGGACCAACATGATCCTGTTGAGGTAAGGGACAAGGAACTCAACAGTCAACAAACTAAACAACCCGCCGAGCTGTTGCTCTAGCTCTAACTGTGTAAGGCGTACCTCTTCAGCAGTTGTCCGCTCTGACTGTCGGATATTAAGTTGCAAGAATGCTTCGCCAATGCGGCGTTCGATTTGCTGTGCCATGTTAGCAGCAGTAGCAAAGTCAGCAGTCTTACCAACCTGAACGACACTGACATCGTCAGGACGTCCCTGAATAATAGCACCGTTACCAGCCTTGGCAAGGGTGCCTGGCTTTGTTGTGCTAGATGGAGAGACCATGAACACGACCTTAGCAGCAGCAGAGCTGCCTTCGATCAGTGCTTGGCTCAGAGCGTTGAGTGAACGGAAGTCACCCAAGAACTCTTCTACCCGTCCTCTACCATAATCCTCACCGTCAACTGTGTTGAAGCGAAGAGGCAACCAGGGGCTAGCGTTCTTTGGAGCTGTGCTACGGCTGCCAGGAATGATCTTATCAAAGACCTCCTGGTGCCAGACCCAGCGTCCGTTTTCAAGACGTACGTGTGTGTACACGTCGCATTCTTTTTCGCCACCCTTGGAGTCATCTACAACTGTAGATTCATCGTAAAGAACATCAGCTAGAAGCTCTTTACTAATCAGTTCTTTAGTTACAATCTCAAGAACATTACCATTACCATCACGGTTAATAACAAACCGATTTAGTGGGAAGTTCTTCAGACCATCCTTACCCATAAAGATAAGAGCGTTACCAGATACAATCAGATGTTTGATTGCTTGGTGTACTACAACGCGGTCATTAGAAGCGGCAATGAAATCCATGATGGTCCGCTCAATCTTACTGAACGAAAGGTCCAGCTCGCTGCGGATCTCCGGGGAGTCCATCTCACCCAACTTATCGTCACGTACCTGTAGTTTGAAGAAGGTGGTTTGAGGAGGAAGCAACGCAAGCATCAGTTTAGATGCAAGCGTTACCACTGCTTTAGCTCCGACTGACTGCCAAGGAAGCGGCAGCTTTTGTCGAGAGGTTGGAGCACTGATGTCTTCAGTCAGCAGGTACGGCAGGGTCAGCTCAGCACACTCTACAGCAGTATTAAGAAAAGTGTTGCGGTAGGAGGAAAGCCGATCATAGCACGTCCTGGCGTTAGACATTCAGCCCTCCAGTGTTGCCACCTTCAGATGGGTTGCTCAAAGGGATGCGAAGTGAATCTGTACCCTTGCGAGCACGTACGTCTGCAGTTTTTTTGCGACCATATTTGACTTTAGGTCTTGTCTTTTCTTCTTGAGTCTCCAAAGGTTTTGCATCAGGAAGCGGCTTGGGTGCCGGTGGTGGTGCTGGAGTCGGCGGTGGTGGTGCTGGAGGAGTAACCTTGGGGGGTTTTGGTCTTGAGGGAAAGCACATTAGTCTTTTGAAATACGTTGTTGAAACCACTCGACGACTGACCGTTGTCCAGATCGATACATGATCTGGCTTAGGGTGTCGTGTGGCGTGGCGTTAACGGGCGGAAAAAAGTTCTCAAGTTCATTGAGAATCTGCTCAAGGTTTGGTCCGAGGATTGCCTCAAGCGTATTGGGGGAGGTTGACATTAGAATGCTCGAAGAAAGCAGGCATTCTAGCTGATTTAGTTTCGGCAAGTTGAGGAGCCTTGCCCTCATACATCAGCCGATCGCTAGAATCCAGCCAAAATTTTTTGTCCAGATATTTATCGGTGTGACTACCGAGGGGCTGCATCACCCAGTTAATGGTAGCCTTGCGGAGCTTGTCCAGGGAGGGGCTAATGTTGTAGCCCAGCTCAGTATGAACAAGACTATTAGTCGCTACGTGGATTTGCTCGTCTCGGCTGATGTCCGCTGAAACGGTTCTCATACCAGCGTCACCATTAAAGCGAAAGAATGGTAGAAGAACGAAGAAGATTGCACGCTCGGCAACCAACGCTTTGGTGATCGTGTGATCTGGATGTGTCTCCCAAGCGGCTTTAAGCCTAAGGGCTTCCTTCTCAGCTTTTTCATCAACGCCGTAAGCATTGGCGATGTAACCAAGTGCGACGTCGTGATTCTCTTCGTCGAGAACGTTGGAGTGGAGAAGTTCCCGTGCATTGCTTGGTACTTCAGTAGAGAGAGCATCAGTAATAAAATCTCCCACAGGTAGTTCCATGTGCCGCAATGCAAGTGCACGGTGGATAGCTTCCTCCGCGCCCTGCTTGCATGTACCGGCAGTTGTCTGGACCGGAGTCCATTTTCTTTTTCGATTGATTAGTTTTTGATACGGATTCATTCTTGACAGTCACATTGAGGTTCAATGTCCCCATCGTAAAAAAGGCTAGCAAGATAATCCTCGACTTCTGTCTCTTCTAGAGCAGCATACGCGCTTGACTTATCTTGAACATCACCCATTACTTGAAGGGAGTAGTAAAGGGAGGTTTGCGGAGAAGTCAACCACTCTTCGATAAAGGCGTTGTCATAAGTAACAACATCACTCCAACTGTTGAAGCTATACCCGTGAAGAAGTCCCGTGCGATTCAGCATCGTCATCAGACCATCAGCCACACGCTTGTAAGCGTCCCAGCCAACCTCTGATGCGATTTCTACATCGCCATAATTATATGTTTGTACTCCGAACGTGCCACTGTCGCGGTCTACCGTCCGGCTGATAGGCGGAGCGATTTCTGGTGTTGCAGTATAACCATCCAGATCCTTGCTTCGATAACTGCAGGAGGCAGTGGG